AGGAAGGTGGCGGCTTGCTGCACGTACTCGGTCCCGGCAATCCCGCGCACCAAGCAATAGGCTGCGTAGCGTTTCGCGCCATCGACCATCTCCTGGTCGCCGTAGCCTTCCTTGATTCGGGCGTTCCAATGACGACGGGCATCGCCCCATCGCTGGCTTCCATCCCTCTTCGGGTAGACCGCCACGAAGTCCTCGAACTCCAACATCCCCTTCTCCTTCTTTTCCCTACCGTCAGTTGGTGGGTCCTGAGCGAAGGGCAAACGGACCCTTACCCGTTCTAACGAACAGGAGAGGGCCGTGCCCTACGACCGCCAGCCGGAGCCGTCCGTCGCATTCGGGCCGCTCGGTCATCTCGATGCCGAGCGAAATCTGGTCGGGAGTCGGACTCCCCCACCCACGGTCCAGACACCCCCGGATAACCGGGGAATGGCCATCGCCGCGCCTCTGGGTGGCCTCCTGTAGGCGCTAGCGCCGATGCGCGCAGCATCCGCATGACCGACACGCGCATCGAGTCGCTGGGGGTTGTAGCGTGGAACTTCGGGAGGTACTCTCGCGGTTGCCGCAAGGGTCCCTGCCGGGTGCGCTGACCCGCCAGTGACGTCTCCGGGGGGCTTCAACCCCCCGGGGACCACTTGCGGTAGACCGTAGCGCAGAACTTTCAGGTGCGCAACCCCCCAGACGACATTGTCATCACGAATAGTACACGCTGGGGTTGACGCCGGCCTTTACTTGGGCTAACTTAGTTTCAGCAGAGGCCGGAGTGATTGGGTTATCCTCTTAAGATAAAACCCCAGTCGCGATAACACGCCTCTCATCGAGTTAAGTGTTGGGCCGGAAGGTAAGGGTTACCTGTAAAAAATACCCTCACCTACTACATGCCCGCTTTTTTAGAAGGGGTTCGAGGGCCGAACGAATACGGTTATCTGGAAACAGCCTGTCGCGGGTTCGATTCCCGCCAGGGAGCAAACGCTCTCTGTAGTTCAGTGGTAGAACAGCCGTTAAAACACCGTGCTCAACTAACACGCCCTCTTTTTCAACAACACCGGAGAGCCGTAATGACGTTCCCGTACTCGCAGAAGCCGCAGACCCCGCCGTCGCAGCCCATCCCTGGGCGCGAGGCTGACATGGTCAAGAACGACGCCGGCGGCTTCGTCTTCAAGGTGTCTGACGACACCATCCTCGACCGCTTCGTCATCCTCGGCACCGTCGGCGGGACCTTCTACGCCTCCGAGCAGAAGGTCACCCGCGAGGCGATGGCTGCCATCGAGCGCCTGTTCGCCTCGCCGGCGGGCGCTGCGGCAGTCCGCCGCATCGCGCTCATCTCCGACGAGGGGCGAGCCGTCAAGAACTCCCCGGCCATCGCCGCCCTGGCGCTGGCGACCCTGTCGCCCCGCGAGGACGTGCGCAAGGAGGCGTTCGCCAGCGTCTCCAAGGTCTGCCGCACCGGCACCCACCTCTTCGAGTTCTGCGAGTACCGCGAGGCTTTCGGCGGCGGGTGGGGGCGCCTGATGCGCGCGGCCATCACCAACTGGTACGCCAGCAAGAAGCCCCACTCCCTCGCGAGCCAGTTGCTCAAGTACCCGTCCCGCAACGGCTGGTCGCACCGCGACCTGATGCGCCTCGCGCACCCGGTCGTCGGCGCTGACCTCAAGCCGCTGCTCGACGTCACCTGCCATCCGGCGAAGACGGCGGAGTTGCTGCCGTCGCTGCCCGAGTTCTACCGTGGCGTCCACCTCGCCCGCGAGGCGAAGTCGCCGAAGGCGATTGCCGCTGTCGTGCGTGAGTTCAACCTCGTGCGCGAGATGCTGCCGACCGAGAGCCTCAACCATCCCGAGGTCTGGGAGGCGCTGCTCTACAACGGCATGCCGCTGACTGCCATGCTCCGCAACCTCGGCAACATGGCCAAGCACGGCCTGCTGACGCCGCTCTCCGACGCCTCCAAGTACGTCGCCGGCGCGCTGTCCTCGAAGGAGGGGCTGGCCCGCGCCCGTATCCACCCGCTCTCCGTGCTGCTGGCGATGAAGACCTACGGCCAGGGCCACGGCATGAAGGGCAGCGGCAAGTGGAACGTGAACCAGAACATCGTCGATGCCCTGGATGCCGCGTTCTACATGACGTTCACCAACGTCGAGCCGACCGGCAAGAACATCGTCTTCGGCGTCGATGTCTCCGGTTCGATGACGTCGCCCATCGCCGGCCTGCCCATCTCCTCGGCTGAGGCGGCGGGCGCGATGGCGTTGGTCATCGCCGCGACCGAGCCGAACCACTTCATCGGTGGGTTCTCGCACGAGTTCGTCGACCTCGGCATCTCGCCGTCGATGCGACTGGACGAGGCCTGCGCTCGGGTGCAGATGCGCAACTTCGGCGGGACCAACGCCGCGATTGCGATGCAGCATGCCACCGAGAGCGGCATCAAGGCCGACGCCTTCGCGCTCATCACCGACAACGACACGTGGGCGGGCGACCGCCACGCGCAGGAAGCGCTGCGCGGGTATCGCCGCTGGTCCGGCCTGCCGACCAAGTTGGCGGTCATCGCGACCACGGCCCGCCCGTACTCGGTTGCCGACCACGGCGACCCGGGGACGCTCGACCTCGTCGGGTTCGATGCGGCCATGCCGGTCGCTCTCAACGCCTTCATCCGCTAACCACAGAAGGACAAGACCATGACCGATACCCCCATCGCCACGCTGTCTGACACGCCGTCGCCGCCGTTGGCCCAACTGTTCGAGGCGCTCGCCAAGGCGCAGGCCGAAATCAAGGCCGCGCTCAAGGACTCCGCGAACCCGTTCTTCAAGACGACCTATGCCGACCTCGCGTCGGTGTGGGATGCCTGCCGTGCGCCGCTGTCCAAGAACGGCCTCTGCATCATCCAGACCACCGACTCGGATGACCCTCAGGTCGTGTGCGTCACGACCATCCTGGGTCACTCGTCCGGCGCGTTCATCACGTCTTCGCTGCGGATGTACCCGCAGAAGAACGACCCGCAGTCCATCGGCACGTGCATCACCTACGGGCGGCGCTACGGGCTGAGCGCGATGGTCGGTATCGCCGCTGAGGACGATGACGGCGGGCAGGCGAGCGACGACAAGGGCGACAAGCAGCCCGTCCTCATCACCATCAAGCAGGCCGAAGACCTCCAGACCCTCATCGACAAGACTGGCGCGGACGCAGTGGCGTTCTGCGAGTTCTTCCACATCAAGCAGGTGGGCGAACTCCCGGCCAAGGACTTCAAGCGCGCCACGGCGATGCTGAACGCGAAGAAGCCCGTATCGAAGCCGGCGGGTGAGCCGGAGAAGGCGCAGCCGTGATAACGAAGCCCCTCAAGCAAGGCTCGCCCGAGTGGCATGAGCACCGCCGGACGATGCGCAACGCCAGCGAGACGCCGGCGGTGATGGGCTGCTCGCCCTGGTTCCCGAAGAGCCACATCCAACTCGCCCGAGTGAAGCGCGGCTTGGACGCGGTGTTCGAGACGCGAGCGATGGCCTACGGCACGGCGAACGAAGCGCGGGCGCGGGCGAAACTGGAGCAACTCACCGACCTCGTCTTCGAGCCGGCGGTTGCGGTCGATGGCGACTACTCCGCGAGCCTCGACGGACGGACCTTCGATGGTGAAACCATCCTCGAAGTGAAGTGCCCAGCGTCGGGGGAGAAGTCGTCGCTGTTCGACGCCTCCCTGCCGATGAACTACCTGCTCCAGGTCCAGCACCAACTCATGGTGTCGAAGGCGAAGAAGTGCCTGTTCTTCGTCTGGACCCCGCACACCCACCGGCTGGTGGAAATCACGCCGAACGAGACGTTGCAGCAGAACATCCGTGACGCATGGGATGCGTTCTGGCCGCTGATGAGCGTCCCCGAGGAGGAACTGGCGGTCAAGGAAATCGCCGAGCGCTCCGACTCGGACTGGTTCTTGGCGGTCGAGGCGTACAACACCGCCCGTCAGGCAAGGGTGCTGGCCGAGGAGCAGGAGGCGACGGCGCGGAACCGCCTCATCGAACTGGCTGACGGCATGGACTCCCAGGGTTATGGGGTACGTGTGGCTAGCGCAACCCGCGCCGGCAACGTCAACTACAAGGCCATCCCTGAGTTGAAGGGCGTGGACCTCGACAAGTACCGCGCCCCGCCGACCCCGTACTGGGTGGTGCGAGAAGTCAAAGCCAAAGAAGGAGAAGCGAAGTGAAGAGCATCAACAAGACCATCTTGGTCGGGTACATCGGCCAGGACCCTGAGGTCAGGTTCATGCCCAGCGGTGGCGCTGTCGTGAACCTGTCCCTCGCGACCTCCGAGAAGTGGAAGGACAAGGACTCGGGGGAGAAGAAGGAGCGCACGGACTGGCACCGGCTGGTCGCCTACGGGAACCTTGCCGAAATCATCGGCAAGTACGTCCGCAAGGGCGCCCCGCTGTACGTCGAGGGGTCGCTCCGGACCCGCAAGTGGAAGGACAAGGAGGGCAAGGACCGCGAGACGACCGAGGTCATCATCTCTGAGATGTCGATGCTCGGCGCCAAGCAGGACGCGCCTCATGGCTCCGCTCCGGCACAGGAGGCGCCAGCGGCGCAGCCTGAACCGGAGGCCAAGCCCTTCAACGATGACGACATCCCGTTCTAAGTAGCAACCAAAGAAGGAAACATCACATGACCGACATGCAGCACACCATCGACATGCTCCAGGCCTTCGTCGACGGCGACGAGGTGCAGTACCTCAACCCCAGGACCGGCCAGTGGGAAGACGCCACCGCGCACATCAAGGAAGCGTTCGCCCGCTCGGAGGTCGAGTTCCGCCTGAAGCCGGCTGAGCCGCTCTCGTTCGTCGTCGAACTGGTGGGAGACAAGCCGGTCGCTGTCTACACCGGTGACCACGCAGGCGGCGCCGTTGCCGGCGGGCGCTTGGCCCGGTTCGTCGAGGCGACGGACTCCTACCAGACCCAGAGCATCCAGTGAGCGGGCTGAAGGGGCCGCAGAGCCGTGTTCTCGCTTACCTGCGGGAACACGGCTCCATCAACCCCATCCAGGCATGGACGAAGTGCGGGGCCTACCGCCTGGGTGCAGTCATCTTCCGGCTGCGCAAGGCCTACCGCATCAACACGACCGACACCAAGGGGAAGAACCGCTTCGGAGAGAAGTGCAGGTTCGCCACCTACGTCTTCAAGGGAGAGCGATGATGAGCAAGTTGACGAACCCGGCCCTCAAGAAGCCGGTGAAGCGCGGAGCGCCACCCAAGTACCCGCTCCGCAACCTCACCGTCGGCAAGAGCGTGACCATCAAGATAGACAAGACCCCGCTGTGGGTCGTCCGCTCGGCGGTCTACGCCGCCGGCGTCAGGTGGTCGTGGAAGTTCACGACCAAGACCGTGAACGGCAACCTCCGCGTGAAGCGGGTGAAGTGATGTGGAAGGCGGTCGCCGCGTTCCTGTCGATGTGGCTGGTGACGGCGCTCGTGGTCTTGGCCTACTTCGCGCTGCGCGAGCAGCCGAAGCCAGAGCCGCCGCCAGTGTCGCTGCGCGAGGCCATGCTCACGGGAGCGGCGACTGAGTTCGCCCAGACCTACGAGCGGCTGTGCGGAATCGGGATGACCAAGGACGGTCATTATCCCACGGTGAGGGTCGGCAGGGTGCCCGACCAGTTCAAGTACGCCTATGCCAACGAAGCAGACTGGTCTATCACGCTCGACCCGTCAAGCGCTGCCAGCCTGCCTCTTGCCGTCTCGCACTTCATCCCTCACGAGGTCGCCCACCTCGCCGTCTGGAAGACGGTTGGCCCTGGCCCGAGGAAGGATGAGCACGACACGATGTTCTTCGAGGCCCTCCAACTAATCACCAACACGGGGAGCGGCCTCTGTCCGTACCCCTTTACTCCGCCAGGAGAATGACCTATCATCTGTCTTGCCCGTGACGTCAGCCATCTGAAGCGTAAATGGCGGTCCCGAAAGGGACGGGCGACGGCAACCGAGCAATCGGTTGGGCGCAAGTCGCTGACGGGGTGTGACTCCCCAGGCGGGCACTAACACTGCGGCCTTGGCCTATTGGCTGGGTCCCTGCCTTCCAAGCAGGTCAAGGTGGGTTCGATTCCCCCAGGCCGCTCCACTACTCCTTGATGACCAGCGCTGAGACGGACGCCTTGTCGTCGTTGCAGGTCTTCAGCGCGTCGAGCAGGTCGCTCGCGTAGTCCCTCAGCCCGCCGTTGGTCAGCGGGCTAGGCAGGACCGGAGCCGCCGTCGGTACTAGCAGGGGCGCCGGAACCGCCTGCTTCACCGGCACCTTCACCTCGACCGTCTCCGTCCTCGTGACGACGGGCTGCATCCCGCAGGCTGCGGTCAGCAGCAGGGCAGACAGGAGCGTCGCTCCAGCCAGTACACGCGGGGTCTTGGGCAATCGCTTCATGGTCCGTTCTCCGTCGTTCTTGGGCCTGCTGGCGAGCGAGGTCACGCTGGGCGATGACCCTGCCCAACTCCTTGGCGCCGGCCTGTCGTTCCGCCTCCCGCTCCTCGATGAGCAGGTTGTGCTTCTTCACGAGGTCGTTGAGCGACTTCGTCTGTTCCTGGTTGGTCTTCGCCATCGTGGCCACGTTCGTCGTGGCGACGAGAAGTTGCTCCTTGGTGGAGTCGAGGCGCCACCAGAGGAAGACGCAGGCCATCGCGAGAGCGGCACACAGCCCGAGCAGGACGTCCCTCACGGCTTGTCTCCCTCGGACGGGCCTTCCGACGGCTCTGGCTCGCGGTCCATCATGATGGTCTTCTCGGTCGTCGGGTCGCTCGGCACGTCGGCGTCGCGCTCGACCACCCCGGATGGCGTCTGCACGAACTTCGACGGGAAGAAGTGCCGGATGAGGCGAGGGTACAGGCGCTTCACCACGACATCGTAGGCCAGGATGCTGATGCCGCCCACCACCACGGTCCACACGAAGTTGTAGGCGAGGTGGGTGATGATGTCCTTCGCCGTCCCGTGCCCAGTTTCGTAGCGCAGGAGCAGGAGCAGGAAGTTCGTCCCTGCGGTCCAGGTGAACGAGCACATCATCAGGCGCTGAGTGTGAGGCTTCCACCCCTCGGTCGGGTGTGGCGTCAGCATCATCACGCGGAACAGATAGGCGGTCGTCCATCCGACGCCGATGCTGGCGAGCGCGATGAGCAAGATGACCGTCAACTGGAAGACGTTCGTCACGATGAGCGTGGCGACCTCTGGCGTGAACAGCGCGGACAGAACATCCCCCGCCTTCCAGATGACGAGCGAAGCGGCGCCGCTGAGAGCGGCGAGCCAAGTGAGTGCGCGGGGGTTCATGTTCGTCCTTCGCTACTTCTGTAGCCGTGACTTCCAGTTCGGCAACTGGAAGTGTGGGTATTCCTTGAAGGTCGTCCAGTCGCCGGCCCATTCGAGGCCGCACATCCTGCCCAACTTGCCGAGGCGCAGCCAGAGTTCGAGGCTGTCGGTGAGGTCATCGCTCGGGTCTTCGTCGTCTCCGTTGCCGGTGGCATCCCAGATGGGCTTGCCTGAGCGGAGCGGGACGATGTCGAAGGCGCATGCCGCAGGGGTTCCGTCCGGCATGGTGATGTTGTGGGCCGACTCGTTCGGCTTGGCCTTGGTGACGAACAGTCCGAGCGGGTGCTTGGCGCACTTCCCGATGGGGTTCGGCTTCCCGCCACACCGGCACTCGTCTCCCGGCTTGGTGCGTCCGATGGCGTACAGGTCGGCCTGCTCCGACGGGCTACGGTAGGTGCAGGTGACGATGATTTCGACGTTGTAGGAGGTGAGCCGCTTGCCGCACGAGGTCAGGAACGACCTCGCCATGACTTGCAGTTCCGGGTCCAGGTCGGTGAGTTTGCGCGACGCCATCGTTACGGCCTGCCCTTGTCTGCGGATTCCTTCTGGTTCCTGATGTCACGAACGTCGGTCTTGATGGAGGCGACGTCTGCGCGCACCGCATCCAACGTGCTGTCGAGCGCGTATATCTTGATGAGCGCGGAGTCGATGCGCTGGATGTCGGTCTCGCTTCTCGCGACCTTCCCCCAGGTGACGCCCATCCAGAACGTGAGCCCGAGCAAGGCCATGAGGACAGTCACGATGACGCTCACGAAGGCGGCATGATGGCTCTCCCTCTCTGGCGGGGCACCATGACCAACGGTTACCAATCCGTCTACCTGCTGCATCGTCGTATCTCCTTTCACGCCTTGTTGTGGTCAGCGATGCGCTGCCACGTGACGTAGGTGCTCCTGCCCATCGGGGCGTTTAGGGTGTCGAACAGCGTTGCCGCTGCGTTCATGTTGTTCTCACGGAACTTGTTGACCACATCAACCGTCGAGCCGATGGTGTCCTCGGCCAACTTCTTCTTGACCGGCGGGTTGAGGTTGCCGCCAGGGCGGAACTCGTACACGCCCTCGAACAGCCGGTTCCTGCGCTCGTAGAGCGCGTCGATTTGCTCGCGCTTCATCTCCGGCGGCAGGAGGCTCGTCTGGATGTCGCGGATTTGCGCGTTTATCTTCGAGACCTCGGTAGACACCGGCTTCATCCGGTCATAGGCCAACCGCCACTGGCGACCGTTGACCTCGCGGAACCCGCCCCACCAGAACTTGTCGCCGTAGAGCAGCGCCTCCCACGGGCGCTTGTCCTCTTCCTTGTACAGCGCGGACATGGAGTTGTGGACCTTGGTCGCCTCTTCGAGCACCTCGTAGAAGGTGGTCGAGTATTTCGTGTTCTTGGGCGGCAAGGTCGACGGACCACGGGCCAAGCGACCGATGACCGGCAACTCGTCGGGGCGCATCGTCGGCGGGTACGGAAGGTTCTCGACCTCGCGGATGAGTTTGTCGCTCATCTGGAGGGCGTACTCGCCCAGCGTCCCGAAGTAACCACGGATGAGGTGGTCGACGCCCGCCGGAGAACGTACCAAGTCAGGCATGAACCCAGGGACTGCGGCGCTCGCCTTCTTCGCGGTCAGCGAGGTGTGCTCCGTCACCATCAGTTCCGGGTTCAGGCGCTCAAGGCGCATCGGGACGATGGGCCGACCGGAGAAAGTGTCCCTGTTGTTGATGACCTCGTAGAACGGCTTCACAGCCTGAGGCATCTCGATGAGGTTGAACGTCTGCGACAGCATGAACCACATCCGCGTAGCCGCAACGCTTGCCGCATCCGGGTCCCGCTTCTCCAGGTCCGTCAGGCTGGCCTCGATGAACCGCTCGGGGATGGTCGCGAAGATGGCGCCCTGCTCGAACGGCTTCGGGATGCGGTAGTGCTCGTCGCCCAGCCAGAAGTGGAAGTAGAGGTCCTTGTCCCAGTCCTCCAGCCTCCGGTAGCGCTCGTCGTCGCGGTAGCGCAGGAACAGGGCCACGGCAGCCAGCGTCACGAGCAGGCCCTTCACGGCGAAGGCCGTCGGGTTGAACGCGGCGCCACGGCCCAGCCGGTACAGACCCTGGAGGCGCGGGTTGAAGAACGGGATGGTGTCGACCAGGAACCCGATGAGGGCGGACTCTCCCCTCATGCTGAAGTCCATGATGTCCTTCGACTCGTACAGGGCCTTCAGTTCGGTATCGCCCGCTCTCTTGTGTGCCCGGTACAGCGCCATGCGGTGGGCGTTCTCAGCAGCAGCGGAGACCCTCACGTAGACGTCTGCCAACTTCCACGGGGTATCGAGGATGCTGTTCTTGAAGTCCTGGTCGCGCATGTGCTTCTCGATGACGTACTTCACCGAGGACGGCTCGCCGGCGTTGATGTAGCCGGTCCCGAAGTGCGCGCCGGACGCCATCATCCGTATCGCGACCTCGTCCTTCCGGAACGCCTGAACGGCGCCGAGCAAGCCCTCGACTACCGGGACGGTGGGCTCCTTGCCCGACACGAACACCGCCAGCGCGTCTCGCATCCAGTTCACGACCGGGAATCCGGGGGCCAGCGTGACGCCTGCGGTCAGCGTCTTCTTCGCCCCGCGCAGGACATCAATCGCAAGACCTTCCATCGGCTTGGCGTTGATGGAGGTCAGCGAACGGAAGAGCGGGATGTCATGCACGTAGTAGTGCTCACGCGAGCCGTTGCGCATGACGGTGATGATGTTGTTCCCGGCGGGCTTCATCGCCGAGTACATCTGCTGCAAGGAGTTCTGTGCGTCGACCGACAGCGACGCCCAGTCGATGCCGGCCTCGGTCACCTGCCTCTCGACCTCGGCCATGCTCAGCATCGGTGGCGGCAGCGGAGCGCGGGTCACGAGACCGGTGCCCAGCAGAGAATCCACGACCTCAAGCGCGGCCACGTTCTTTATCGCGAAGTCCGTCAGGACCACGTAGTTCCTGATGAGGTTCTCGACCGGGTCCGCCAGCGACGAACGTCCACCCTTGAGCCTATGGAACGGGTTCGGCTTGTTGGCAAGCCCGCCACTGCGGGCCACGGCCATGACCGTTTCGTCGTCCGCGATGCGGTTGAACGGGATGTAGTCGAGCCCTTCCCACGTCTTGCGGTTCTCGGCGCTGACGATGTGGGAGTTCTCCCAGAACTGGAGCATGAGGGCACGGAAGGCTTCGTGCCCACGGCGCACCTCGTCCAGTATCGGATAGCGCTCACCAAGGCTCGTGAGCGTGTTGATTTCCTCCTCGGTGAAGAGGTTCTCGCGCCCTTCGGCCATCAGTTGCTTAGCCCTGCGACCGACCAGATACGCCGCCCACATGCGGAGCATGTCGGGGTCTGGGCCGAGACGCTTGAAGGTCTCGACGAGACCAGGAACGTCGGTGTTGATGGTGACGACCTTGTCACGCCACATGAGCGGCCCGGCGGTCATCATCGCGTCGATGGTCGACGCGAGACCGGTCGACAGACGGGCCATCATGTAGCCGTCAAGCGACGTTCCGACCTTCTGGGCGGCGCGCTTGATGCCGTGCAGGCGGTCGAACATCGACTGGACGGCGCCCTGCCTGAAGTCGTCGATGGCGTTGCGGACGCGCTTGGCAAAAGTTCCCTTCCTGGGGGCGCGCATCTTGAGCAGAAGCGGGGCAAGGTCGGGCGGGATGGACGACTGGTTCGCCATCAGGTAGATGCCGCCGTTCTCTTCTGCGGCGCGCACCATCGAGTCAGGAATCTTCCAGCCGCGAACGATGCGGAGCACACCAAGGCTCTGACCAGAGTTGAGCATGTCCTCTATTCTTGCGCCGGTCGCGATGCGCCGCTTCCACGCCCGAGCGCCTTCTTTGGCGCGCTCCTCTGTGTCGAACTTTCCAAGCGGGATGTAGAAAGCGCCGTCGTCGCCGGCATAACTTGCCTTGGTGAACCTCACGCCACCGGGGGTCTTGGCGAGACCCCTTTCTATGTCGCTGCGCGACGGAGCGGCTGGGTCTTTGATACCGACGTACCAACTGCTGACGCCGTCGATGGTGCTAGAGAACGGCACGACGATTCCGTCCATTTCTTCGTAGGTCGGAGCCGGCGCTCCGGCCACCCATTTCGCGTCTGAAGTGAACGCGACGGTCCTGAGCCTCTCCGCCCCCTCGAACTGCATCATGAACTTGTCGAAGTCGCGGTCTTGCGTCGTGTAGTTCTCGCGCAAGCCGAGGCTGGTCCTGTCGCGGTACACGGAGGTCCCGTCAGGGAGTTTGACGGTGTACGCCTTTCCTCCGGCATTGCCCGGAGCAAGGATGTACCCCTTGGCTCGGACGGCAACCGCTTTCTTTTTGGTTGCGGAGGAAATCATCTTAGAGGCCCTTGCCTCGCGTGGTAAGTAGGACAAATCCGAGGCAACCATAATCGCCATATCGGTGCGGCTCGCATACTCATTTCGGGAAAGCGGCTCGAAAGCACCGAGCGGGCTGACGAGAGCGACGTTGTCGTTGCCGCGAGAGAGCGCCCGCATGACGGCGTTCCCGTCCTCTTCTCCGAGCACGGACACGAGGCGCGACATGGGGAGGATGTGCATGTAACTCCCGCCCCTGATGACAACTTGGTCGATGGAGCGCAACAGGTTCCCGCGCTCTCCGGCGATACGCTTCCTCTCCTTCTCGTTCGCCGCCATCTTCTTTGCGACTTCTGCGGCCCGAGCCGGAGGCAACTTCGTCACGTCTATCGACGCAAGGCGCCGGCGCTCTGCGAGGAGCCTCTGGTACTTCTGCTTCATCTCGCGGATTTGTTTCTCGGAGATGAACGGCTCGTTCGTCCTGCCCTTGTTGACCAAGCCAACCCGAGTGATGGACAAGTGCTCGAACTCGCTCGCGTATCCAGGCGCTTGCATGGCGATGTCCGGCCACACCGAATACACCTCTCGCTCCCCGCGAGCGATGAGGTCGGTGATGTACCACTTGAACACCGCCAGATGCCAGTCGTTGAGGAACATGACGTCGTCGGGCGACACCTTGTTGCTGACATCGAACAACTCGCGCTCGATGGTTCGGCGCTCTCTTGAGAAGAGTTCGTTCCTGGCGGTGATTTCTGCAATCCGGCGAGCGCCGAAGTCGCCCTCTTTGCCAAGCATCTTGGCCGCGACGGACTCATCCGTGAGCACTTCGTCGTGTGTCGGAACCTCGCCGTATTTTCCATCTTCTCGCACGTCAAGCATGCGCTCTCGGGGAATCTTCCTCGTCATGAAGTTCGAGCGCTCCATGCTCGAATAGACGTCGTCGACTATTGCGCTCAACTTGTTGAGCGCCTCTTTCAGTACGGCGTCTTCGTCGCCAAGCCCTTCTGCCGCCTGCTTCAGCACGAGCAGGACGTCTTTCATCGCGAAAGTCTCAAGCGGTGGCGACGTGAGGTCGCCCATTTCCGCAAGGGCCAACTCCGCGTTTTGCCTGGCCTTCTCGCGCTCGATTGTCCTAAGGACAGCAGTCCTGAGCGCTTCCGCCACGCCACGGAAAAGCGCGCCATCAACGGTCCTATCGGCCCGCATACGAATGGAGTAGTCGCCATCGTCTCCCTTGAGCGCCTCATCGCGCATCCTGGTCAACGCTTCTTCGGTGGGCGTATGCAGCCTGAAGAAGGCGCGACCGTCTTCCGCCCCCACGTTGCGAATCGGGTTGCGGAAGTTGTTGGTCGACTGCTCCTCGTCGAGCAGATTATCGTTCACCGCACTGGAAACCTCTTTCATGCGCTCGTATGAATAGGCCTCGACGAGCCTCTTCAGGACCGGAGCGGTGAAGTGCGGGACAAGAGCGGCTTGTGCCGCTTTGACTTCGACAATTGCGTCTCGTGTTTCCGGAGCATCAGCCGGATAATCAAGCAGGTAACTCGTCAACGCGCGCATCTTCGACGTGAAAGTCTTCACGGGTTGGGACCACGGACGCCCCTCGCCAATGAGCGGGTCGTTGCCGACCATAAAGCCGACGGCCTCGCTGAACGACCTCTCGCTGGTCATCAATGAGGTGATTCTGCAAAGCGCCCACAGGGTCGCGCTCAACTCCCTCATGCTGATGTATGCGTCCCTGCTTGAGATTGCCTCCCAAATAGCGCGCGTCTTGTCTTGTGCCATTTGTTCGACAAGAGCAGAGACTTCCTCATCGGAAACGACGCTGTTCTCTTTGTCGAAAGCCGCCAACTTATCCTTCTTCGCCTGGACGAGAGCGGCGAGATTGCGGTCTCCGATGACGTCGTCGTCTCGTGCGCGCTGCATCATGTCGGACTGACGCTCGTGCGCGACCGGAAGCCAACGCCCATCAGCCGACTTCATCAGGTACGAGCGTAGCCACCCGATTTGGGTGCTGGAACTGTCCACCTGGAAGTGCCCACCAGACATCTGATGCGGGGCGTTGCCCCTGTTCTTAAAGTGCAGCACCCGCTCTTCGTATCCAGCGACAGTCGTGGTTTTGTACGATTCATGACTGCTATACGACGGAGAGAAGTTCTTCTGCCCCTTCGCAAGCGGCGCTCCTGCTCTTGCGTATGGCGGGAAACTCTTCTCTTCCTGAGCCACTCGCTCTTCTAGGGCCAGTTCTTCATCGCTCTTCCTGTTGAAGAGGTCGAGGGACGTGTTCGCCCAATCCAACTTGCTCTTGGTCTCCGCGACCAGTTCGGACAGCCTGCGCTCAAGCGCGTCGGCGGATTCGCCGGTAACGCCGGCGTTGTTGATTTCGTACAACTCGCGGACGAACGGCTCGACAGCGCGAACCCGCTCGGTAAACTCAGGCCTTGACGCAGACATCCCGTCGGTTATCGCGTTCGCAAGGTCGCGAGAGGCCCTCTCGATGGAGGTTCGAGGAGAGAACATCCCGTTTTGTTCGTTCGCGAAGAATATTCTCACCGCCGAGTCAACAGCCGCTGGCGCAGGAGTAGAGTGGTCCCTTTCGAGGAAAAGCACTCCGCCTTCGCCGTACTCCGGCCACGCCCAATCAGCGGGCCAACTGTCCATCCGCTTGACGCGGAACATCTCTTCGCCGCCGGGAGTAACATGCGCCTCGAAGCGCAGGTGGAGTTTCGGGACAGAGAACCGGCGAGCCCCGTTCTTCGCTTTGCGAAGTCTCGCCATCGTTATCGTGTCTCTGCGGCCCTCATCGTGGTCGCGCTCCATCTTGGCGAAGGCGACTTCGGCCTCTTGTCTGGCAATGGCCTTCCGCTCGTCGGACGCGAGGTAGGCCTGATAGAGCGCCTCGAACTCGCGGCTCAAAGCGACGACTTCTGGGGCGTTCTCGTTTGCGCCAGCATCGACCAGCGCCTTGGCGCGATTCTTGAAGTCCTCACGAACTTCTTCTGAAAGGACGTTGGTGACCCAGTATTCAGCCGGCTTGGTCTTCTCCATCGCCATTTCAGACATGGCGACGATTTCCGCTTCTTTCGCTGCCTCGTAGGCGCGGGTCGTCTCGTCATTCTGGGATTCGTCAACGATGCCTGGGGCATCGTCACGGGGGTTATCCCAGTAGTTTGCCGGAATGCCTGTCTCGTTGTTCGTGTCGAGGAACCTAAACGGCGGTCGGTTAAGGACGGCGACCGCAAAAGCGTCTACGGACGAAACGAACCGACCCGAGTTGCCGCGAGCGAATCGCGCATAGAAGTTCTTGCGCTCTTCTTCGTCGCCAATGTTGCGATTCGCGACGAACTCGTTGAGGAGCCCCTGGATTTCTCTGTGAACAACCTCGACGGCGTCCCTTATCTTGGTGAGACCAAGGTTGCGCTTTTCGCGCGACTCTCTTTCTTTCTTGAGGTACTCAGCCGACGCGGCCTTCTGCTCATGGAACCCGCGATGCGCATAAAGGGTTGAATACGCGCCAGACTTGCGCACGAACTCCAATATCAGCGACTTGGGAATCTTCGTGTTCGGAGACACCTTCGCGGAAAGGAACGCCTCTTTCTCATCGGGGGCCATGCCCTCGATTTGTGCGGTCTGCTCTGGGGTAAACGGGACGCCGCCCTCGGCGTAGGCCAACTGACCCACGGTCAACCCATCCAAGAACGCGAAGACGCCGGACCAATCCAACTCGCGTGGCGTCACTTGCGCCGGCATGTCGACGCTCTTGTTGTTGACCTTCTTGGTGTAGCGCTTGGTCCCCTCAGATATTTTCTGCTTCATCGCAGCGACGGTCCCAACCTCAGGGACGCCGCGCTGCCCATCCATCGGGGCCGCGATGTAGTTCTCCAGCGCGCTGGCGCGCATGTCGAGACGGATGGCGTTGAGCGACGCATGGTTCATCTTGACGCGATGCAGCAGCGCGCTCTCGCTGCGATACGTGTTCATCGCGTCGCTGATGACCCACAACAGGCGGGCGTCGCTGGTCGATTCCAGCGCGGCGATGACCTTCTCGGCGCCGTTGATTCCTGACAGGAGTTTGATGAGCCAGCCACGGAAGTCTTCGATGAGCGACTGAATCCACGACTCGTCGCCCCGCAGCCGCAACGGCTTATCCGACGAGAGGAAACTCCCGGTCGGGTCGGCCTTCAGCATGTCCTGCGTTGCTTCCTGCATGCGGTAGGCGATGAACTCCTGAATCGCCTCGGTGGTCGTGACCGTCCGGTTAAGACCGTTGGCCTCATACGCCTGCGTCAGGCGCCGGCGGATGAGTTCGACCTCGTCCTTTCGGTCCTTTGCGAACCTCTCGACGAGTTCCCCATAGCGCTTCGGGCCAAGCACCGCCGGGAGGATGACGTGCGTATGCTCGTGGACGAGTAGCGAGATGACGTTGGATACAGAGTCGCCAGGGCGCAGGACGTACACGTTCACGGGCTGGTCGGAGAAGTTCCCGTTCCAGAACGTGAGGCCGTAGTTGGTGTGCATCGTCTTGGAGAAGTCATCGACGCTAGCATCAGCCGCCAGAGCGGCGAGGTCCTTGTTGCTCACCAGTTCGTTGACCGAGCCGATGAACGTCAACGTGCGCCCGTGCGGGTCGAGCGCGTTCCTGGCCGCGTTCAAGACCATCTTCTGCATCTCGACGCTCAGCCCGCCGGCCAGTTCCGCGCTTTCTCCGACCCTCGATTCCTGCTCCGCGACCGCCGATGGCGCCGAGCGCTCTCCGGCCGGCGTCGCGAGCGCTTCACGAACGGCGCGGCGGACGGTCGGGTTATCGACCGTCGGGCTCCACGACTCGATGGCCGCGTCGACCGCAGCCACGAACATCCGCATGAACTCCTTGTCTTGGTTGGCCAGGAGCCTGCGGGCAATCGCTCGGATTAGGCTGGTAGTGTCTGCGTTCCGACGTGGTGCCAACCTCGTGGCGCCATCGGTGACCGACATCAGTTCCATCGCGCTATCGAAAGCCCCCTTGCCGAGAGCGGCAATAGCGGTCGCCACCCCCTCTGGGCTGTCGACGTTGCTGCGGAGGCTTTCGGCCTGAGCGATGAGCGCGTTGCGCTTCAAGCCCATCAGGCGCCAGAAGTCGGTGGCGTCCTGGTTGGTGCTCTTGTTTACGCCGTGCTGCGCAAGAACAGAAGTCCTGCCGAGCGCAACGAGAGCGGAATCGACCGCTCTCTGCTTGCCGAGGTCGGGAATCGCGCTCCCGTTCTTGGACGTGCGCATGTAGTAGAAGGCCGGGTCCCTCTCTACGGCACGCCCCTCCCCATGCTCAGAAGTGCGTATCTTGTGGTTCGGCGAAGTTGGCATCGCCAAGTAGGAGGTGAACGTTGCGCGCTCGCGCACGTCTGGGGCGCCGCCCTTGAACTGGGTAGTCCAACTCCCGCCTTCCTTTTTTAGGACTTCGTCGCGCAACACCGAGACAACGTTCGGCAGAAGCCCCTTGATGGCGGCTGTTACGGCCTCCTGGCGACCGAAGGGCGTTGCCGATTCCCAGGTGGAGATGTTGGTCCTCGTGTATCGGGCCACGGCCTGAGAGAGCGTCTCACCTTCTATCGGCTTGACCAGTTCGCGCAGACGGAACGCGGCGCGAGCCGGGGAGAGCCGGCGCTTGCCAACAGCCTTCTTGTTCGCAAGCCTCCGGTTCAGCATGACCGGAGCGTCAGGCCCATCGCTGAACAGGTCGAAAGAGCGATTCTCCTTCAGTTCTCCGTCGGCCAGCGCGGAGACAGCCTCGCGGAACGCCGGGATACCGCTGACAGGATTGAGCGCGGCCCGCACCCCTTCTTCATCTCCATCCTGCATCTTGTAGGAGAACGTCTCCCTCTTATCCTTGCCCAGGTTGACGAACCCGCCCTCTTCCCCCTCACGGCTCCAGACCCGGTCGTCGTCGATGTTGATGGCGCGCTCGTACACCGCGCTCCTAGTCACGGGCTGTTCGGCGAAAAGTCCGGTGGTGTCCTGCCCGCTGAGGCGAGCCTTCAGTTCGATGTAGCGGCGCCGGCCAGAGTCGTTGAGCCAGACGTTGTCGCCGTCCTCAACGGCCAGCCCCTTCGCGACCAGCGAGGTCAGGTTCACTGGCGACTGGTCGTTGGTCTGGTTCGCGACGTCACCGAGCAACTGGTACTCGTAGACCTCGTCCGGAGTCAGCGGCTCGGCGCTGCCTTCGGAGAGCACGTCGATGGCGCTCGCATCTTGTCCCTGGGTCGGGCGCGGAGCGCCGAAGGAGTGCGGCTCAGCCGGGTTGAGCGGGACGCCCGCCATCTCCACGGCGCCGGTCAACGTCGCCACGGCGTCTTCGCGTGGCTGCTGGCTGACGTTCCTCACGGAGACGCTGGTCGGGGAAACGCTCTCCACGACCGCCCCAGGGCTCGCGGTCTGTATCGCCTGGGTGACAGCAGCCAGCCTCTCGGGGTCGAGCGCTGCCGCGAAGTTCAGCGTGTGCTGGTCCTTGAACTCGACCGGGATGGTCGGCGCCGGGGCCGGCGCGGGAGCCTCGACCTGAGGCGGCATCTCGACCTGGGGTGGCGCTTGGACCTGAGGCTCGGCTTCAAGCGCGCCCGCCGGCGGCGCCGGAGGCTCGGGGGGCACCTGCGGGAACATGCCCTCCAGTGGGGCGGCTTCGCCGAGGGCTCCGACAGGACCAACGCCAAGCAGGCGGTTCGTGGTTGCCGGAGAAGCCGGCTGCTCCATCGGGGCGCCGGGAGCGAGCGGGAGAGACGATGCTTTGGGTGGCGCGGCCACGGCGTTAGCAATTTGCGCAGCGCCAACGGGGCCACCGATGGTCGCGCCGCCGAGCGCGCCGAGCGCTGCGGCTTTTCCTGCGCCCTCAAGCAGCGGGGTCTTGCTGTCGGTCCAGACGTTTCCGCTGAAGTTCTGGAGCGCCTGGGCAACAACCTCTTCCAGGCCCTCGACAGACGATATGGAGGCTCCGGTAGCCAAGCCACCAGGAACGGCTTTCAAGAAGCGCTTGAGCGCTGACGCCCTGATGTCCGCCGGAACATCAGCGAGCGCGCCCCTGAGCACAGACGTTATCTTGTCGAGGCCGAGGCGTTCGGTGACCCCTTCTGCTCCGGCTGCCGTTAGTGCGTCACCAACGGACGCCACGCGAGAGAACGCTTCGCCCTCCATGCGGCGGCGCTCGTCCTCATCGTAGGTCGCGCCACCCGATGCCGCTGACAGCAGCCCAAGAGCGGTGTTGGCTCCCGCTTCTCCGAACTTCAGCGACGCGCCAACTGGCAGGGCCATCTGGCCGGCGCCATACGCAAGGCCGTGCTTGATGTATTCGGGGAGGCGCCCCTGCTGGTACGCCTCAACGGGGTCGAGGTTGAGGACGTCGGGTGACAGTTGCTCGGAGACGTCGTGCAGCGGGGCCTGTACAGCGCTGAGCGCGCCTCGGGCAGTCGTGTACGGGTTCTCAACCCCGGCCTCATCGAAAGCCTCGATGAGCGGGTTGCCCCTGGTCATCGCTCTCGAAGCGTCTTCGGCGATGTCGAGCGGCATCTTCACGCCGAACGACAGCCCCTTGTCGACAAGCCCCGTCGCAACGCTTCCGAGCGTTCCGGCGACGGTGTTCTTCGCGGATTCGAGCGCGCCCTGGCCGATGCCGACGGGCTCCATCACCCAGTCGGGGAGGTAGCCGTACTTCTGCTTGAAGACGTCTTTGAGGTTCGGGTCTTTGCGGAGCAGTTCTTCTGCTTCCAGCGGGGTCATGTCACGCGGCATGGCCCCTACTCTCCGTCGTCTTCTTCAAGTGCCCTGAGTTCAGCGCGGAGCGCATCTAGCCTTGCGGCCTGCTCTGCGGGCGAGGTGGAGTAGTCGGCTTTGCCGTACTGCAACTTGTCTATCAACTTCTGCACTTGGCTGCGACGCTCAGTGTTGGCCGGCTTGCGGCCCGCAGCGCGGAACGCCGCATAGGCCTTTTGCTGCTCTGGCGTCATCCTCGACCACTCCTCGAAGGAGACGCCCGTTCCAGTAGAGCCACGCGACGCGGGGCCGAGGTTCTTTGCCTGACCGGGCATGAAGCCGAAGATGTCGCCGCCGATTTGCTGGACCCTCGGCTGCTCCGTCTTGAACTTCCTCCAATCGTAGTCGTTGTTGTAGTTGAACTCGGCGAGCGCGCCCTTGGTGTACTGGTCCGTGTAGTCGCTGCGCTCGATGTCCTGCTGACCGGTATCCAACTTGAAGCGGCGCTCTGCGGCATGCTCAGCCTCGGACTTGAGGCTAGCCTTCTTCTTGTCGTACCAGTCCTTCGTCTGCGAGCCGGCTTCACCAAGCGCCTGGAAGAACGCCTTGTCCGGACCAGCAGCCAGCAGGCCGAGGCCGAGTTTCAGCAGAATCTCCTTGCGGTCGATGGCCTCCGGCTTGTTCGCGCTCGCGGCCTCATCCCACAGCGCGCCCAGCGGGCGACGCGACGGCGGAGCCCAGTCGGGGTAGTCGGCCTTCTCGGGCATCTTGGCGCCGCTGGCCAAGAACTGCCCGATTACCCCACCGGCGATGCCCTCACCAAGCGAAGCCACCCTGTCACCGATGCCAGTGCCGCCATCGAAGCCGCCGACAGCCATGTGCGGCACGGGCTGCGCGCTCGGCTGGTTCGCGGCGACCGTGGGCTGTGGCGCGAGCGCGCCGGCGACCCGGGGCGCAGGGCCGCGAGCGCCAGCGACGCCAGGAGGAAGGGGCTCGCCGCCCATCTGGGACAGCATGGCGTAGGTCGCGGCAGCGGAACCATCGTCCGTGACGAACGGGTCGGGCAGCCCTGGGGCTCCCAACTTCCATCCAGCCATCGTGTAGTTCGCGCCCATGCCTCGTTACCTGTGGCCGATTCGCTTGAAATACTGAGCCATCAGCATCTTCAGGGGGCTGGTCTCGATTGCAGGGTTCTCTCGCAGCGCCCGCAAGCGCTCGGGGTCAGGGTTGCTGCTCTCCCAGTTCCGCTGTTCGAGCGCATCCAACGGGACAGGAGCGCCGGTGGACTTCCAGTCGGTCACGCCGTAGCCCTCGGACGCTGCCGTGGGCTGGGCTTCGCTCATGGCCGGAGCGAGCGCTAGCATGGCCGGAATGTCCATCGCGGACATGAGGCCGAGAGCCCCGCGCTTGGCCAGCATCTCTGGCGCCATAGCGCCACGTTCTGCGGCCATCATCGCGTCGCGCACAGCGGCGTCGCGCATCATCTTCTGGTGTGCCTGTTCGGCGAGCCTGTAACTCTTGTCCTCAGGCGGCATGTTCGATGCCATCTGCTTCAGTTCAGACGTCGGCATCTTCTCGAACGCCGCCATCATCTTGCGGAACGCGAAGTCCTTTTGGTCAACAGGGCTAGTGGGCATTGGAGCCTCCGAAAGCCACGCTGTAGTCGACCATCGCGTAGCCGTTGCTGTCTCTGCTCACCGCTTCCGGCTTGACCTTCTCGACCTCGTCGGCCATGACGCCGTAGCGCACGACCTCATCCGCGTCCCACAGGTAGCGGAAGGCGTAGATGCCGAGGCCAGCGGCGCTCTTGCCGATGCGCTTGATGGCGGTCTTGAGGCGGCGGTCAGAGTAGTTGGCCATCGACTGCGCGAACGTCGGGACGTTGGCGGTCAGGGTCGGAGCGAACATCGGCGCCATCGACGACAGTGCCCCACCAGCCCCCGCAGCACCAGCAGCCCCGGCTGCGCCAGCACCACCAAGCGCGCCGAACGCGCCCAGACCGGATGCCAACGACGCGACGCCGAGCGCCGCCTGTAGCGGGTTCATCGACGACTTCTGAACGGAGACGGACTGGGTCTCGTCAGGCGCCATCTGCGTGACCTGACCCAACTTCATCAGTTGGTCCCAATCGAAGTTGTTCTCGCGCATGAACTCGGCGAACTTGGCGTCGAGTTCCGCTTGGTTGGTGCCCTGCTCGACTCCGCCGGCCTGGAGGAGCGCGTTGACGTCGGCCATCCTCTGCGCGGCTTCCTGTGAACCCATGCCCGCGAGCGCCCCAGCGGTGCTCAGGTTGCGCCCCCTGTCACCGGTCCACATGCCGGTGGCGCTGTCGTAGGCCTGACGGTTGAGGTTGTTCAGCGTCTCCGCCGCGACGCGGTCTTGCTCCGCGCCACGCAGGGCGCGCTCGTTGGCGAGGCGGCTGTTGCTGAAGAACGCGCCACGGGCGACGTCCCTCGACTCCCAATCACGATTGGTGCGCTGCTGTCCCTCGGTCAGACGACGCATCGTGTCGTCGGTGACCATCCGGGTGAACGGGTTGATGTACTTGTTGCGCGTCGCTTCGTCGGCGTCAGCCCAGGAGAGCGAGCCGCGACGGGCGTAGTCCCTGGCTTCGGTGAAGTCGAACGGGTTGTTGGCGCCTCGCAGCGCGAGGTCGCTGGCGGCGCGCTGAGCATCGGTGAGGCCGGCGATGCGCTGCCCGGTGAACGGGACGAACTTCTTCTTGGCGACCCTCAGGCCTTGACGATTGAGGTAGTCGCTGGACTCCTTAGTCGGACCAAGAAGAGTGTTCGTCTGGGTTGTTCTCTTGGTCGAAGAAAGAAGCCCCACGCTCATCACCTCACTTGGACGTCGAGGGCGTCCATCAGATTATGCACTGCCCACGGCCTTTTGCCAGCCGTGGAACACCTATCGCGACAAAGGCTGTTCCACGTAGGGAGGAGGAGTCGACGGCGCCAGCATGGCTAGGCGCTTGTAGCGCTCAGCATGGATAGCCCGATACGCCCGCATCGAAGCGGAGTGGCACTTCTTGCAGTACCGCTGTCCTTTGCGACGTGGGGCGCTACCGCACTTGCTGCACGAGACTCTCATGTGTTCCTCCTCAGAAATGGAAAACGATGATGTTGAAGGTCGCCGAGGCGGGGTTGATGGCAACCCCTCCCAGCGGGGTGAAGTAGACGGTGACCTCGTCGGTGTTCGTGACCTTCGCGTAGAAAAGCCCGCCATTGGCGGGCTCAGCCGAGGTCGTCCCCACGATGACGGCATCCCCTGTGACGGCCCCAGGAACGGTCGCCGTCAAGGCGTTTATGGCCGCTGGCGCCGTATTGGGGAAGTCGAGCGTGACCGTCTGGCGGTAGATGGTCACCGGCAGGCCGGCGAGCGCGGCTTCTATGCCCCTCAGGCGCTGCTCCAGGGCGCGCACCAAGGAAGACATGGCCCGAGCGTTGACCTCCGAGTCAGACGGGAACTGCGGGAACTGCGGGAGGTTTCGCGGGGCCTGGGACATCAGCGCTCACCGTGGTCGATGATGTCGAGGCGCCAGTCGCCCATGATGAAGTCGTCGCTGACCGCCTCGGCCTCGACCCGGAGGGCGACCTGGCGGCCACGCGCACGGAGGCTGACCTTGCTGGTCGTGGAGTCCACGGTGAACGGTCCCTTCGTCGTGTAGGACGAGTCGGACGGGTAACGCTTCACCTTGAGGTACAGGTCAACGCTGCCAATCAGGGACTCGAAGTCGGGGATGGCCTTGGAGACGTGGGCGAAGTTCTGCCCCTCCCCGATTTCCATGTCGTGGCTCTCGATGTACACGCCCGTCATCGCCGAGGTGTCATCGTTCACGCCGCTCTCGTGCTTGACCAGCCTGCCGTCGGTCGAGATGCCGTAGGGCAGCCCGAGCACCGGGCTGCTGTCGTGGAAGGCGGTGCGCGCCAAGGCTCCCTTCGTCCAGTGGCCTTCGGCGTAGTTGTAGATGGCGACCCGGTCAACCTCTGAAGCCCCGTCGCTCGGGTAGAAGAACCACACTTCTTGGAACTGCTGGTTCCTGGCCGCGAAGCACTTGTCGCGCTGCTGACGGTTGATGTTGTCGAACACCTCGGACCAGATGTCGCACGGCAGCGTCCGTAGCGAGCCGTCGTACACGAAGAAGTCGCTCTGCCCCATCCAGTACACGATGCCGTTCACATCAACCACGACGTTCGGGCTAATCACCGAAGATGATTCGCCGAGTTGTCGGACGGCATAGAAGAACGGGGCTCCGACGAACTGGAGCGAATGCGCCCCGACGTCGGTGAACACGAGGGTTTCGCCTCTGGTCCTGATGCCGGTCAGGATTTCACTGCCAGAGTCGAGGCGTATGTCGCCGGCGGAGTTGGTCGGCGTCGAGGTCCACGTGTTGTAGTCCTCTGACTCGCACCACCGGATGAGGAGGCGGTCGGTGGTCGAGCCGTCGTGGCTGCCGAGGGACAGCACGTGGCGGTCCTCTGCTGACACCAGCATGCGGACGGTCGTCGTCGGCGAGTTGTTGATGAGGGTGGCCCTGGTGCTGGTGCCGCCCGTCTTGTCCCACAGGTACATGCGCCCGTCGCGAGGGCTGGCGATGAGGTCTTCGCCCCAGTTCTGGAGCGACCATATCCTGATGCGAGAATAGAAGCCGCTGCTCGCGGTTCCCACGCCCCACATGCCAGAACTCCAGGTCGAGGTTCCCCACCCGCTGACGGTCGACGAGGAGTCGCTGCCGACGGAGATGTCGTACTCGTAGGCTACGGCGGCGCCGCCGCCAGGGCCGGCGCTCGATGTTGCCGCGATGGTGTGGGTGATGAAGTAGGCGTTCGCGCCGTTGAGCGAGGTGACCGTGTACTCACCGCTGATGGTGATGCCGCCGACGGCGGACGCGCCGCTGAAACGGACGTAGTCACCGACTTGGCGCCCATGTCCAGCATGAGCGACTTCCACGGTATAGAGACCTATCGTGGTGGTGAACGGGTTTGCGAGGTTGCCTGACGCGGCAAGCGGGGTGATGTCGTACTTCGAGCCGTCCTGCCAGAGGTACAACTTCTTGTGCGTCCCAACCGCCATGAACGTTGTCCCGTCGAGCGCGACCCAGTCATGCAGAGCGCGACACGTCCCCAAGAAAGCGCTGGTCGGCGGAAGTTTCAGCCATCCGCCAATCTTGCGCGGCATGCCGTTCTTGAACCTGACGAGGTTCCCGTCCTTCCAACGAGACTCGGACCCAGTCGGGGTCCGCTCCGTGTACAACCCAGGACGCAGCGTGATTCGCTTCAGGGGCATGGTTAACGCCTTGGCCCGGAGAAACCGCCGCTCTGAGCGGCCCCCCATGCAGCCGGACCATCGACTGGGTTCCTGCGCGCTCCCCATGTCGGTCGCGGCATCATCGCTCCACGGTTCTGGTTCATGCCGGATTGCGGCGGGACGGACAGCGCGCCGAGAGCCGGCGGGTTCATGCCCAAGTGCTGGAGCGCCCGCCTCATGATGCCGGCTGCGCCTCCAGGCCCGCCTCCGGCGGGGCGCTGCTGTTGCTGCTGTTGCCACTGCTGCCACTGGATGGCGGGATGCGCCGCTCCGTGACTGAAGTCTGCACCGAATCCAGGGAACTGAGGTGCGCCAGTCGGCTGTGGGGACGCAGCGGCAGGGGCAGCCGGAGGAGCAGCGGGCAGCGCCCCGACAGGCGCTCCTGCGGCAGCCATTCCTGGCTGTAGGGAGAAATCGTTGTCGAACGAGGGGAGCGCCCCCTGGCCCATATCGTCCATCGGACGGCGGCGACTACGGGCGGCAGGGCCAGCAACCGCCATCTGGCGGGGCGGGCTGAATCCGAACATCGAGAAGTTGGATGACATGGCTTGCTCCTATGGGAACTCGTTCGCGACCGTCGCGCTCAACTGGATGCTCGCGCTATCGAGAACCTCTAGCGTAGAGGCTGAACGTATCTCTAGGGTGAACGTGCATTGCTTGCCGCCGTTCGGCGGTCCGGTCTTCGACACCGTCCATCCTTGCGTCGTGCCGCAAGATGTCCATACCCCAGTCGTGCCAGACGATAGCGTTCCCGACACGAGCGTTGCTCTTGCCTCG